AAGATTCTTTGCCTTTGAGGCGATTTGTGCCACAGTGCGTGCGATTTCGAGGGGAGTCTTACCGAATGCATACCATCTCTGAGTTTTAAAAATGGCTGCGAGTGCATACATGAACTTGGCCTAATAGTAGACCCATATATTAGACTTAATGGGTAGGCGTTAACACATCTCTATCGGGTGTTAAACCGCTACATGGTGTCATCTCGCATTTAAATGGTGGTCGTCGCAGCGAACGAAAAGAACGTCTGCGAGATCAGGCCTCCAGCTTGAACATTTAGAACTAGCTGAACCCAATCTGATGAGGTTGTGGTGGTGACAACAAACGAACCAGCGATTGCGCTGGTTGTGCCGGACGATGCAAAATTGTCGGAAATGGTCGCGCCAGGGCTTGTGGTTACGGAATAGCCTGTGGCGTTCAACGAAAGCATGTTTGCAAATGTGGCGCACAAATATTCTCCAGGCTGTGTAAAAGTGACGCGTGAAGAGTTGTTAACATAAGCGCCAGTTGTGCCAGCAGCTGTTGTTGGTGCTGTGCCAAGTGGGTTGGTTGTGCTAAGGACACCTGCTCCTGTGAAAACTCCGCTATAGGTAGCATTAGACAAAGCGGGTTCATAGACTGGCGTCATCAGCTTGACGGTGTAGTCGACATAAAGCTCACCACATAAGGCATTGGATGTTGAAACAGATTGTGTGATAACGTTCAGCACTCCAATATCATAGAGCTTGATGTCAGTCCCGGTGGGTTGGGCACCTGGTCTGACAAAATGTGACTTCAGCTTTTGCAAGTCTTCCTTAATGGCCTGAAAAGTGCACTCTTTCCATGGCGCTGACTTGACGAAAGAACGGTAAGCTTGGGCTTGTTGTTTGGAAGTTGCAGGGGCATCGCTGGAATCATAATCAACGGCGAGCACGACAGTACCACCAAGACTGGAAGGTGCATCTGTCTCATAATCGAACTTGAGCTTCTGAAACTGGTAACTTTCATAGTTCTGGGCAACTTTGGATAGCCAAGGAAACATAACAGATTGGCCAGGGTTAATGTTGTAAGTGGTGTTGTTGAATGGGTTGGGTGCACCACTGGCGGCGACGACATCTGCGAAATACTCGCGGTGTGTGACTAAAATGTCGCCGTCAGACAACATGGCCATCTGTGGCTTACGTCCTCGCTGAACACGGGTCATGGTAACGGGGGCGAAAGAAATTGGGCCGGAAGCATCTAAACCTCCTGTTGGACGTGGGCCGTTGGCGCGGTTTCGGTTACGGCGCGGGCGGCGATTGCGGCGGGGTTGTTGGCCGGTTTGGGCTGGACGAGTAACGATGGATGACATTTTCGATTTGTCGTACATGTGTGAGAAATAACGTGGTTAAATCGAAAGGGATCCCCATACGGATCCCCCCCACACATGTTGTCTAAGTTCACTTTACTTCTTCACAGCAGCCCCCCCGGGCTGATGTGAAGGTTTGGCAGCGGTAATAGTATGGCTCGCTGCTGTATCTCCTGATTGTTTCCGCTGTCTCCAATATTTGTTGTTACGTGGTTTTGTAGCCTGAGGATAGTTTGTTGCATTTTTCTCGTCACGACGTGGCTGAGGCGCGGAGGAGCCTATTATAATGCCATCCACTACCACTGGCGTCTTGCTTGTGGCTGGCTTCGGCTCCTGGAGCAATGGCGGTGCTAACAGCTTATCAGGAGTGTCTGCGGTGCTGATCCATTTGTTGAAAACGGTGAGGTCAAGCTCTGGCCATGTGGTTGCTATGAAGCCGGGTGCCCAGTCAGCGACATCATTAGGATATTGAACGCTTTCCTCATATTGTGCGCCCCAAGGGGTCACATCTCTAACGTCTTCCGGATTTGGCGCTGAGACTAGTGCGAGAACTCGTCCTGTGAATGGACCGACGATGGGAGTGTTGGCGTCAGTCAAATATAGTGAGCGCGCTTTCTCATGCAACTTCATCAAGGGAGTGACTTTGGGGGCTAGAGCCACGGTGGAGTGGAACTTGCTCAAGGTGCGGGGCAGGTCACAGATGCTTGTGGGGTCATCGAACCAGACGTTTGGACTATAGTACCTTGCTAGGAACTTAACGCCGGGTTGTCCTCTGTATACAACCTCACCAGTCATCTCTTGTCCCAATGACATGGCAGCGCGTTTGTAGGTCTCGATGTTAACATCTGGTGTGAATCCATCATCGCCTCCGTATAAGCCAAGCTCAGAGTAAGCTTCGTTGGGGCTAAGAAATGCTCCGTTTCTACGGGTCATGCGCTTTGTTTTGTAGGCTGCAAAGGCTGACAGGAACGTGTTGAATTGTGATGTTTCTGGCGAACCACTGCCACGTGATGTGCCTTGGAAAAATGCTGTGCCCAAAGGTGCGAATCCAAGCAGGTTGTATTGTGCTCTGTGGAGGTCGAGGATCTTGCTGTGGTGCTTCTGGTGGAAAGCCCTCATGAGTAGCATCAATTCAAGGTCACGCGCGACGGGCGCGATTCTGCCATCCATGCGACTAAAGTCTGTCAGACCAAGATTCTTTGCCTTTGAGGCGATTTGTGCCACAGTGCGTGCGATTTCGAGGGGAGTCTTACCGAATGCATACCATCTCTGAGTTTTAAAAATGGCTGCGAGTGCATACATGAACTTTGAGTACTCGCCTTTGTCAACTCCGTTGAACATGGAAATTGGGCGCGGGTCATTGACCTTGGCGTAAGCTTCCTTCTTGAGCATAAGAGAAATGCGCCGGTCCGGAGCCTCAAACTGTGCCGCGTCAAGAATGCGACGCTGTCGGGGGTTTGACTGATTCTCGTATAACTCGTCATCGTCGGTGGGGTTGAGCTGATGGGGTTCTGGGATCATGATGTGGAGAAACTCATCCATTAGGCGGAAGTCGAATGACGTCATGGGCTTGTCGCAGCGTATATCTTCAATGCGTGCACGAACGCATTGCTCCTCATTGCGCTTTGTGTGGTCGGGAGCGAAACACTCGTGTAAAAACGGATTCATAAACGGGCGCAAAGTTGGCTTTGCATCAGGGTCGTAATCTGCCGGCGAAAACTGATATCTACGGACTGACTCCTCTATGGGAAAGACGACAGGGGGCTTGTTTGGAGTCTTGAGACGATGGTACTCAGTTAGAACAACTGATGCTTCACGATCATCATTGACATACGATTGGACTTGTGGGTTTGTCAGCTCGAGTTTACTAATGCGAGCGATGCCTGCAAGAGTGTCGTCAACAGATGATGGGACAACAGCCACAGCGTACCCGCTGACTCGTGATGTACTTGTATAAACTCCGCCTTTCTTGTGGATTTGCAGTCTCGCAAAAGCTCCATGTATGGGGTTCAATCGCTCCAATGTGCTGCCGGCAAGTAATGTGGCTAGCCAGGCAGTCTGCCATCCCCAAGTGTTAAGAGGGGTGCACATGATAACTTCATGGTCGTCGGCAGCTCTGCGGCGATCAATAAGATAACTGCTTGCGCGTATTGGTATTCCAAACCACTTTTCAACAGCCAGAAGGTTGTCTACTGAGTAGTTCCAGACATGATGTTGGTAATGCGCTCCGCCGGACACTCGATACACGACACGCGCCTGATCGTCAAAGGTGTAGGAATATTCGTCACTAACACGAGCCGTTTGTTCAGGTTGAAAAGTGTATATGATTGTAGGCTGAAAGTGTCTCGCAAGGAGGGTGGGCATATCCACATAATGGTCAACGTCTACCATCGCTAACAGCGCATCGTCAGGAGGGGCTAAGGGGCGCGGGTCAACTTGTGTGTCTTTCACCCAATACCAAGTGCGAGATCCGTTACGGTTGTTTCTCAGGTCAGCTCGGGAAGATTGGATGAAATATGCTGGTCGTCCTACACGTGCTGCAAAGCTGTCGATGAACATTGAAGCTTCGCTACGATTTGCCGCAGCTCCAGGGTGCGTATGATTTTTCGCAGGGGCGATTTGTATGGGGGGTGTGTCAGTGAACTGACTGCGCAGGGTCTCAGTCTTAAGACTGTACGTGCGCGATAATTTGTGCAACATGACCGATAACAGGTATCGTATCATGTCGGTTTTGGATAGCTTCACTATCAAGTATTTGATGATAAACACTGGTATGAAGCCCAAATTGATGGCAATTAAGCCTTTAACCATGAAACTTAGACTGTTCCCCATGGTTGAAAT